TAATATTTGGAATGGAGATGCCTACAAGAAGTATTGTAATGATAAGAATACAGTAGGTCCATTAACAATGGCACAATTTATTGAAGAGATAAAAACGAATGGTGAGTTTGCTAAGAAGTGGGGTGATTTAGGACCAGTTTATGGAAAGCAATGGAGAAGTTGGGAAAGATATGGGTATCGCGGTGTTCAATCTGGAGCTTTAGATCTTGGTGAAATAACTATTGATGAATACAAAAAAGAAAAGCATATTGATCAAATTGTAAATGCAATAAACTTACTTAAAACTGACCCAAATTCTAGACGTAATAGAGTTTCAGCTTGGAATGTTGGGGAGCTTGATGATATGACACTTCCACCTTGCCATACAGATTTTCAATTTTATACAAGAGAGTTAAGTAGAGAGGAAAGAATTCAAATATATGTTGATAAATATATGGGTGGTGTTGGAAAACCATCAGGTTTTGAAGATGCTAAACTAAAAACAAGAAATATACCAACAAGAGCAATATCTTTACAATGGCAACAGCGCAGCTGCGACACTTTTTTAGGATTGCCATTTAATATAGCATCTTATGGGCTATTATTAGAAATAGTTGCAAAGATTGTTAATATGGTTCCAGAGGAATTAATTGGAAATTTAGGAGATACACATCTATATTCAAACCATGTTGAACAAGCAAAAGAACAAATAGGTAGAGAATTATCTTTAAATGAAAGATATGATATACATAAAGATTATATAACTAGTGATAAATTAGATTTATTATTTGAATTAGCTACTGATGAAAATTTAGATAAACTAGGTGTTCCTAGAAGGACAAGAGAACCATTTCCATTACCAACTTTAAATATAAATACTGAATTTTGGCCAACTGAAACTGGTGAATGTGGTGATGGTGCATTACATAGTGATATTGATTTTCTTATTAAGAATATGCAGATTTCTGATTTTCAAATTGAAAATTATAAATCACATTCAACTATTAAAGCCCCATTGTCTAATTAATGAAAAAAGTAGTTTGCATCGATAATACACAAAAATCACATAATTCTTGTGTTCAAAACCTAACATTAGGTAAAATTTATGAAACAGAAGATGATATTAGATATAGTAATGTATTGGGAATAATAAATGATAAAAATCTTTTAATAGGTTATGATTCTAAAAGATTTATATCACTTAAAAATTATAGAGAAAAAAGAATTAATCAACTATTAAAAAATAATTAATATAATTAATATGGAAACAATTAAAAAATCAAGATTATATAACTTAATCTTTGAACAAGTTAAAGATTTAGACACTACAAATTTATCAGATGATGTTTCAGAAGAAACTAAAGTTGAAACAACAGATGAACAAAAAACATATTTCTGGACTAGATTATATTTGAAAAATGAAAATTCTGATCTAGAAATAGGTGATGAAATTACTATCAAATATTCACCTTCTGGTGAAGAACTAAAAACTAAATTCATTGCATATGGTAAAAAAGGATTTGAAAAAGATATTGATAATGAAATTATATCTTTTTCAGGTGAAGATGACACTAAAATCTTATGCCTAATGATAGATGAAAAGGAAATTAATTATGGAACTGAAATTCCATTCATTAGAACGCTTTTTAAAAATGGATATCACTATGAAGAACAAATAATAAGACATTCTGAATTATTGTTTATTAATCAAAAAAATGATAGTCAATTAGATTATTATGATATCGAATTTTAAAAATAAGTAGAATAATTCTACAACTTCTTTCTTTTTTAATCCCACTTTTTAAGTGGGTTTTTTTATTGTATATTTTTTCAAAACAACATTTCAAATTTTAACTTACCACAATCCCATATCCTACTTATATTATTCATTTTAATATATTCAGTTTCTGTCATATTTTCTATCTTTAAATTAGATTTTTTGAATCTTGATTTATGTACTCTTTTTTCATTAACAATATATTTATAATCAACTCTTGAATGTCCAATATTTTTAAATCCTAATGTATAATATAATCCACCATCACTCCAACATCTATCAGCATAACTAATAATTCTATTAGGATTATATTCCTTGATGAAATAATTTAATAATTTAGACGCACCACCAACCACATTTATATTCAATTTATTGCAAAATCTTGATAAGTTCCAATTATTTTCATCCATCTTTTTACGACCCTCATAGTGATCAAATGCCATTAAACTAACCAATTCATTATCATAATATAAGCCTAAACATAATACAGAATTCACATAACCTTGTATATGATTTTCATTTAAAAAACTCTTTATTATTTTAGTGTCATTAATTAATAAAATTTCACATTTTCTAGCCCAAATTTTATTACCTGTTAATCCTAACCAATTATTAATTTGACTTTTTATAATATCTCTATTAAATGTCCAATCATCTTCCCATACATGTATAATACGTATGTCTCTATCTTTAAAATAATTAGTCTTATCTAAATGATAATTTTTATCTTTTTTAGAATCAGAGTGCCAATATAAACCATTAAACTCAAATCCTATAGCCAAATCTGGTAAATAAATATCAATTTCAAATTGATCTCTATATGATTGTATAACTTCACCATCATAAATACTCTTTATATAAAGATATAATTCATTTTCTTTTATAGATTTTAAATCTCCAATTGGATTGCATATAGTACATAATGGGTTATTACTTTTTTCTCTATGTATAAAATTATCTACAGAAATTTCAAAATTATGTTCTTCATTTTTATCACAACTAAAAAGTGATATACCATTATCAATATAACTAATATAATTAGGGTGTTTTGTTATTTTATATTTTTCTCTATAATCAACATTTTTACTTATATGTGTTTCACCATATCTTTCCATATTAGTATTTTTAATCTTTTCTATTATAATATCAGATTTAAATGGATTATCTACCCCATATTTATCCATATGGGTTTTTTTTATTTTTTCTCTAATTTCATCTAATTTTAATGGATTGTCCACCCCATATTTATCCATATTGGTCTTTTTAATCTTTTCTCTGATATCATCCAATTTTAATGGGCTATCTACCCCATATTTATCCATATTAGTTTTTTTCACCTTATCTTTAATAGATTCATTTTGCATAGCATGTTTAACACCAAATCTATCTAACATAGTTTCCTGGGCTTTATCTCTAACTTCTTTAACTTTAGATGGATTATCTACCCCATACTTATCCATATTAGTTTTTTTTACTTTATCTTTTATAGCTTCATTATGCATCGCATGTTTAACACCAAATCTATCTAACATAGTTTCCTGGGCTTTATCTCTAAACTCTTTAACTTTAGAGGGATTATCCACCCCATATTTTTCTGTAAAATGTTCTTTCATTTTAATCTTTACATCATCTGATTTAGTTGCCCACTCGTGTCCAAATTTATCCAAATTTGTTTTTACAACTTTATCTCTAACTTCTTTTGATTTAGATGGATTATCAACTCCATACTTATCTATACAACTATTTTTCCTTTTTTCTTTTAACTTAGGACTATCATACATACAACGTCTAGAACAAAATTCTCTATATCCTGTTACCATATCAATAAATTTAACAGAATTTCCACATTCACACTTAGGTGTATCAACTAATGAATTCTCAAGTAGATAAAATTTTTCTTTAAATGGTATATCTAATAAAATATTATTTATATTATTCCATAAATCTATATTTAACTCTTTTATCTTATTTGAACCATATTTATATAAATGTTTATTCTTATCTTCCATATCAATGAATTATTTATTGTATATATTAAGATTTTTATTTGTTCATTTAAAATATTTTAAAATACCCAAATATTATTTTTAAACTATGAAAAATATTAAACTATAATATTTAAATCATAAAACTAAAAAATGTTAGTAGAGAGTCAGTACCTTTCAAATACACAAAAACTTGTATGTTCGTATGTTGATAAAACAGGTGATATTAAATTAAAATATTATCATTGGCCAAATCCAATGAAATATACAATCTGTGATGATAATGATCCACAAAAAGATCCTGTATACCAATCTTGGGATAAAAAATCTATTAAAAAGGTTGAAGTAAATCACCCTGATAGATATGCTATATATGAATTCCTAGATCAACTGCCAGAAGATGAAAAAGAAGAATTATTTGGTTTCAACTTACCTAAAGTTTATTTTATAGATATTGAAACTGAAATTGTGGATGGCTTCCCCGAAGCTGCTGATGTTTTAGATAAAGATGGTAATGTTAAAATAGAAGGTGCTGCATCACAAGTACTTTCCATATCTATTGTATATGATGATAAAATCATACTACTTGGTCTAAAAGATATGCCAAAAGATATGCAAGAAAGAATATGCACAAATACTAATAAATATTTTGAAAAAGTCGGAAATGTTCAATATAAACTAAAATATGTTAAATATGATTCAGAGTTTGATATGTTATACACATTCTTCCATGATATGGTTCCTAAAATGCCTGTTTTAACAGGATGGAACTTCTTGAAATATGACTGGTTATACTTAACAAATAGAATTAAAAAAATATCAAAATCAGTAAATGGTAAAGAATATAAAGTAGACCTAAGAAATACATCATTAACTAAAAAAGTTAATAAAGTATGGGGAACTGATTATGAAATACCAGCTCATAGAATGATTTTTGATTATATGCAATTATATGAAATTTGTGACACTTCAATTAAAGTTAAAGAATCATCATCCCTAGATTTTGTTTCTGGTAAATTAGTAGGTGTTGATAAAATTAAATATAATGGCTCATTACAAAAACTCTATGAAGATGATTTTGAAACATTTATGTATTATAATGCTGTCGATTCAGTCTTAGTGCAAAAAATACATGATGCTAGAAACTATATATCAATTATATATGCAATTTCCTGCTTATCTAAAATAAGAATTGTTGATGTTGTATCACAAATGAATAATGCATTAGCTTCTCTTGCTATTACAGAAGGGGTGTTAAGAAATCGTTTCAGAGAACAAGAAAATATAGTGCTCTTTAAAGTAGATGGTCAAGATAATTCAGGAGATTCTGGTATAGCAGGTGGTTGGGTGAAAGATCCAGTAGTTGGAATGAACAGGTGGGTTACTATATACGATTTTGCGAGCCTTTATCCAAGCACACAGTTGGAATTCTTTATAGCACCTGAAACTTATGTTGGTGAACAGAATCCAAAAAATAAAGAATATTGCACAAATGGTGTTAAAATCGATAAAAAAATCCATGTTGTATGTGTAAATGGTTATGTTTTTGAAAAAAGATTATCACCAACATTAAGAATGTTACAAGATGTTTATGCTGATAGAAAAAAAACTAAAAAGGTAATGATGGCTAAAAAAGAAGAGTTAAAAGAAGTATTAGATGAAATACAAAAATTAGAAGATAGTTTATAAAACTTTTTTAACTTTTTGTATATCATGCATATATGGAAGAAAATATAAATGATGAAAGAAGATACTATGTTTATATCTTTCTAGATGGTAGAAAACCAGGAGAATATAAATATGGTGATTATGTTTTTGATTATGAGCCTTTTTATGTTGGTAAAGGTACTGGTGATAGGGTTAAAACATCACAACTTAGAAGAGAATCTAAATATAAAGTTAATAAAATTAAAAAAATAACTAGAGAAGGTTATAAAGTAATTGATTTAATAATTGAGGATAATCTCACAAATATAGAAGCAATTAATAAAGAAGTTGAAATTATAAAACTAATTGGTAGGTTATCATTAAATGAAGGACCACTTGTTAATGGGACTGATGGTGGAGATGGCAGACTTAATTCTAGAAATAGTGAAGAATCTTATAAAAGAGCTGGTGAAAAGATAAAACAAAAAGCAATACAACGCAAGTTAGATGGTTTAAGCGGTCATACACCAGAGACAATAGAATATTTGAGAGAGATTAATACAGGTGATAAAAATCCTTTTTATGGAAAGACCCATACTAAAGAGGTTAGAGAAGCACATTCACTTCGAGTTTCTGGAACAAATCATCCTATGTATGGTAAAAAGCATGATGAGGAAACTATTAAAAAGATAAAAGAGAAGCGTAATAAAGCTGTTGACCAGGATAAGTTTAATGAGGAATCTAGGAAGAGAAATAGCAAAGCTATTTTACAATATGATTTAGAAGGTAATTTTATACAGGAGTTTGAATCAGCTAAAATTGCTGCACCTATTGTTGAAATGAATGAATCATATATTGGGAAGATATGTAGGGGTTTGATAAAGAAGCCAACTAAATTTATATTTAAATTTAAGAATCCTGAAGATATTGTTTTAGTGAATTCTTTTAAATACAAGGTTGGTGAAATGTTTGAAATGGATGGTATTGAATACCAGTTGTTAGAGAGAAAATCTAGAAGTTGTATAGTTTTATTTGGAGATGAAGTTATTACATTAAGAAAGGATGGGAATGAATTTCTTTGGGACAAAAATTCTTTAAACTTAGTGAAATAAAATTATAGAAGATATATGGGATTTAAAGATGATTTGAAAAAATATAAACCTAGGAAAGAGCAAAGAGAGGCTTTAGAGTTTATAAAGAATGTATATGAGAATGACAAGACAAATAAGTTTTTTTTGTTGGATTTGCCGACTGGTGTGGGTAAAAGTTATTTAGCAATGCAGATTGTAAATTGGTATAGAACTAATGTTCAAAGGACTGCTAGGGTAGATATAATCACTAATAGTAAGATTTTACAGGATCAATATTCTGGTACATTTGAATCTATATCAGATTTAAAAGGAAAAGAGAATTATGAATGTGAATCTTATTCTTGTTCTTGTGCACAGGGTGCTGAATTTAATAGATTAAATAAAACAAAATGTGAAGAATGTCCATATACAAGTGCTAGGGAATCATATATAAATGGTGGTATTTCATTAACAAATTTTTATTTATATATTTTATATGCAATGTATAATCAAAAATTGATGGAATCAAGAGGCGCTAGAGTGCTTATAATTGACGAGTGTTTACATCCAGAAACTTTAATTACAATGTCTGATGAAACTAAAAAAATGATAAAGGATATTGAAGTTGGTGATATTGTTAAAACAATAAATGAGGAAACACATCAAATTGAAGATAAACCAGTTGTTAAACTACACCATAATTTGAATAAAGGTGTTCAAATGTATGAAATAGAGATGGAAAATGGTGATGTATTAAAAATAACAGGTAATCATAAAGTTAAACTTATAGATGGTTCTTGGAAAAAAGTAGAAGATTTAAATGAAGAAGATGAGATTTTATATATAAAAGAAAATATAGAAGCTCATGAATTTGACAATAGAATTAAAGAATGAAATATATGATTATATATATTCTAATAGAAATATAATCATATATAAAAGAAGTGAATTTGATAAAATTAATATGATAAATTCTCTATTAGAAAAATATAATATAAGTTTTAATAACTATAATGAATTTTATGCATATTTAACATCACATTGGGATAAGAAGTGTAAAAATGACACTTGTGATAATGAGAGAAAAATGATAGTTTATTTACCAAATAGAATATCATATGAAACTTGTAAAAAAACTTATGGTATTTTTAAATATTGTTCACAAGAATGTAATTATAGTTCTATTTCAAAAAGGCAGATGGGTGAAAATAACACTTCTCATAGAATGAGTGAGGAAACATTTAAAATGATGTGTGTTAAAAACTCAATAAAAATGAAAGAAAATATTAAAAATGGCAATTTCATACCACCTATAACAAATAGTTGGGCAAAATCTAGATGTGATATTTCTTTCATTAGAAATGGTGAAATAGTTAATATAAAAACACGTTCAACATGGGAAGCATATTTTCAAATATTTAATACAAATTTATATTACGAAAAAGTAATAATACCATATAAATATAAAAATGAAAATTATAATTATATAGTAGATTTTGTTGATTATGAAAATAAAATATTATATGAAATAAAACCTGATTCTAATATTTATGATGAAAAAGTAGTAGAGAAAACAAAATATGCCAAAAGATGGTGTAAAAAGAATGGATATAAATTTTTGATAATATCAAACAAATGGTTTTATAAAAATTATAATGAAGAGTTAGTTATTGGTCAAAAAGATGAAGAAAAAATAATTAGAAATTTAAAACAATTCAATGAAAATAAAAAGTATAAAAAAAATAGATTATAAAGATGATGTCTATAATCTACATATAAAAGATAACCATAATTATTTTGCTAATAATCATTGTGTTAGTAATTGCCACGAGCTAGATGATATTTTATCAGATTTTATTTCAATTAAGATAACAGAGTTTTTTATAAAAAGGTTTAAATTTGCCAATGAATATTCACTAATTAAAGATTTAAAAGCAGTTAAAACTGTTGAAAATTATGTCAATTATTTAAAATACATAAATAGTGAGATAATAACAACTATTGAACAGATGGAGAGTGGTATGGCTAGTGGACCTAGGAATGCCAAATCTGACAAGAGAGATATAAAAATATCAAAAGTTTTGAATACAAAAAACAATGATATTAAAATGATGAATAATATTGCTGATTTAAAACAATATCAATTAAAGATTGATTTATTTTTAAAGGAGTATAAAGAGAATCCTAACAATTGGGTTTTAGAGAAAACTTGGAATGAAAAGAATAGAAATTATGAATTTTCATTAGAGCCAATATGGGCATATGATTATATGGATAAATATATTTTCAATCAATATGATAAGGTATTTTTAATGTCTGGAACAATATTAGATAAGAGTTTATTTTGTCAATTAAATGGATTGGATGTTGAGAAAACTGCATATTATTCAATAGATTCACCATTTCCAGTTAAAAATAGACCTGTTTATTATATGCCTTTGGGCAAAATGTCTTTTACAAGTAAAGAAGAGACCTTTAAAAGGTATGTTCCATATATTAATAAATTAGTTAATAAATATAATAATAAGAAGGGTATTATACACACAAATTCATTTGAATTATCTAATTGGATTCAAAAAGATGTTAAAAATGAAAGATTAGTTTTTCATGATTCAACAAACAAGGATGATGTTTTGAGAAAACATTTAGAAGGAGAAGATGCTAGTGTTATAGTTAGTCCATCTATGTCCACTGGAGTTAGTTTTGATGATGAAGGTGCTAGATTTCAGATATTAGCTAAAGTTCCATACCCACATTTAGGTTCTATGAAGAATAAGATGCGGATGCAGAATAATCCAGATTGGTATGCTTGGAAAACTTGTGCTAATATATTACAAGCAATGGGTAGGATTGTGAGATCAAATACTGATTATGGTGATACTATTATAATTGATGGTAGTTTTGGTGATGTTTTAAAACATTCAACCAGGTTTTTACCTAATTGGTTTCAAATTGCTATAAAAAGAGTTAATGTTAAAATAGAAGCATAAAAAAAACCCATCTTTTAAGATGGGTTTTTTCATTCGATGATACATTATATTTATTTATTTGGGTAAGTTGGGAATAAGCCTTCATAATTGAAGTTCCCATTTTTGATTGCATCATTTTCAGCATTAGATGCTGCTTCATAATCAGGATCATTTTTTTCTTCTTCTTTACAAGAATTACAAATAACATCTGTATTAAAAATACTCATAATTGTTTTACCATTAGTTGGTTCAGAACATCTATCACAGATTTCCTTTCTCATTGAAAAGTTTTCAAAAGTTTTCAAATGTTTCATAATTATTTCTTTTTCATTTTAGCAAGGATTGCTTTTTGCATTCCTTCAGGTAATTTTTTTTGTTTAGCAGATAATTTAACTTCTTTTTTATCTTCCTCTTCACACTCTTCCTCTTCACACTCTTCCTCTTCCTTCTCTTTTTTCTTTTCATTAAAAGATTTAAAAGACATAACTCTTTCAACAATTTGATTTCTATCATCTAGAACATCATCTTCATCTTCATCCTCTTCTTCACCAAATTCTTCTAAATCCTCTTCCTCTTCAGTTTCTTCCTCTTCACCAAAAAGTCTTTCTTTCATTTCATCTTCTGAATCTCCATAAAACTCTTCAGTTTCTTCCTCTTCAGTTTCTTCCTCATTTGAGAATCTTCCATAATTTTCATCTTCAATGTTTATATTGATTGATAAATCATCATTTTCCATTTCTGGTAAATCGTAAAATTCATTTAATTTTTTAATATGTTTCATAATTATAAATATTTTTCTATATATATTAATTTTTTATATTGCTTTTTTTATATATATGGTTATGAAGTATTTTATATCTATTATAAATACTAGATGTAGAATAATATAATATATAGAATATGGGAATACAAAATTTTAATGATTTTAATAATCAAAATGAAGGTTTAAAGGATAAAATTGCATTAATATCAATTTTATTATCTCTAGGGTTCTCATTCCCAAAAAATTCTTATTCAAAAGATAACATAGATAAAATTGAACAAGAATTACATAAAGATAAAGGAGATAGCATTTTAAAATTTATAGATACTTTTAACATACAATTAAATAAAGAATATAAACTAATATCATTAAATAATTATCTTATAGATTATAAAAAACAGTATAATGTTGATTTAAAATTAAATGAATTAGTAAAAACAATGCAAAATAAAAATTTCCCAATTAATATAAATATGTTTTTTGTTACATTTGGCAATATAGGTGTCCAAGAACAAATTCCAGTTACAACAATTGATTATAGAGTTTTGGATAAATTGATAATAACATTTACAAAAAATGACGCATTTGGTAAAAATTTAATTGGGTTTAAATATAATTTTTAATTTTAATATATAGAATTATGATACAAAGATTTGAACAATTTAATATAACTGAAGAAATGTTAGAAGTTTTTCTTAATTCATTTGGAACAGTTAATGAATCATCTAATAATGATGAAACTAATAGTGTTTTAAAAAAAATAATCAATGATTTAAAACTAAATGTTAAATTAATTGGAACATTTGGTTTTGGAATAGGTGCTATTTTACCAGTCGCTTCTAAAATAATAAAAAATATGAATATTTCTTCTATTGAATTAAATAAAGAAACTTTATGTCTTTTATTGTTAACAGCATTTTCAATCATTTATTTGGAAGAAAAAAATGTTAAAGATAGTCAAAAAATGACTAAAGATTCTAAATCAATGTTAGAAGAATTGAGAATGAGAGGCATTGGAGATGGTATTGTTAAAAAATTTATAAAATCTTTACAATCTATAAAAAATCTATTTAAAATAATTGGTAAACATTTAGGGGCAGTTGTTAATGGTTTTATGGATATGTTTGCATATTCTTCACTATTATTAGCCATAATGCCTGCTCTTTCACAAGTTATTGATAAATTTAGTTTAAATATTGAAACATTACCTAAAAACTTTTTTGCACTTTCTATGGGAATTGGAACTTTAATATCAAAATATGGAATTTCATATATAATGAAAAAACTAGGACACAAATTTAATTTGTCTAAAAATGTAGAAGATGATGTTAACAGAGAAATTGAAACACCTACTATCACTAAAACAGGTATGGATCATTTTATTGATTTAGAAACTGATCAAGATGGTGATTTAATAAAAGAGCAATAAACTTAATAACATGTTTTTTATATCATGATTAAACAAAATAATAATCATGACACCACAGTTAGAAAAAGTTTTTTTCAATTACATCTTAAATAATAAAAAATATTATTTTTTAGTTAAACCTTATTTTTTCAGAAATGCTGAAATACAAATGGTTTATGATATAACTAGAACATATATGTTGGATAATCCTGATGCTAAAACACCAACACCAAGACAGCTATTAGATATGGTATCTTTAAATGATAAAGATGGTATAATAACTAAAGAAATTTTAAAATCTATTTTAAAAGTCGATTTAAAAGAATATGACGAGAAAAATTTCATTGAACCTAAATTTAATGGATGGGTCTTATCTAATAGATTGAAAGAAGGTGCTGTTAATATTGTAGAAGAAACTAGAAATTTAGAAGTTAGTTCTGATTTTAATTCAACAGTTGAATCTGCTAATAAAATTAAATCAATCATAGATGAAATGTCATCTACTAAATTTGTAGATGATGATGATTTAGGATCAGACTTTGATGACTATACTGCACATAACCAAGACACATCATCCCTTAAAATTAAATCTGGATTTGAAACAATTGACCATATGTTAGGTGGTGGATGGGACATAGGAACTTTGAATATTTTAATGTCAGAATCTAATAATGGTAAAAGTTTATGGATGCAGAATTTTGCAGTCAAATCAGCTGATATGGGGTATAATGTCCTTTATATAACACTCGAGATGACTGAAAAAAAAGTTTTAAAGAGACTTGGTTCTATGCGTTTAAAAATCCCAATTAATGATTATGATGTTATATCACAAGATAGTGATACAATGAGAAAAAAAATTGAAAATCTTAAAAAATCAAATGATATGGGTGGTGATTTATTTGAGAAGAAACTTGGCAAAATTATTACCAAATTCTGGGCAGCAGGTACTGCACAAATATCTGATTTTGATAATTATATTCAAAAATTAAAAGAGAAAAGAGATATTAAAATTGATATGATTGTAGTTGATTATATCGCTTTAATTGCTGCTCCAAAATCATCAGGTGGTGATAATCTTTATACTAAAGGTAAATTTGTAGCAGAAGGTCTTAGAGCATTAGCTTCAAAGTGGCAATGTCCTTTAATAACAGCAGTTCAGTTAGCAAAAGATGCATGGAATGCTTCAGATTTGACACTTGATAGTGTTCCTGAATCAAAAGCTATAGTTGAGGCTAGTGATTCATTCTTTGGTATTATAAGGAATTCTGAAATGAAGAGGCAAAATCTATATAGATTTAAATTATTAAAACAAAGAGATGGTGATTTTTCAAGAGCACAGGTTAGATTAAATTTAAATCCAATATTTTTAACATTAGAAGATGATCAATTTATTGATAGTATTTAAATATTTAAAAAATAATTAATATATTTGTATTATATATTAAAGATATGAAAATTTATAATATTTTGATAATGACTGAAACATCTTCCAAAGTTCAAATTTTTTGGTTAGATAATGATAATAAGCTTAGTGAAGATAGAATGAATTCAAAAATACTATCTGATAGCGAATCTAAAGAAATATTACATGATTTAAAAGAACTTGGTGAATATATATTAGTTTCTAGATTTCCAGCTGATTTAGATTGGAAATCTAATGATGGTAAAATCCATATATGTCCAACTAAAAATAAATTAGAATCATTATTAGAAAAATATTTAGAATTAGAAGATTATGAGAATGCTTGTATAATTAGAGATAAGTTAAAATTAGTATAAAATATAATATTTTATTTATAAAACCCACCTATTTGTTTAAATAGGTGGGTTTTTATTTTAAATAAAAAAAATAAAAATGACCCCCTTTAAATTTTAAAAAAAACTCCACTTCATGATATAACTTTTATTATTTTGAAATATATAACATACTATAAAATAAAAATTATTATGGCAAAAAGCAGACATATAGATGATGAAGATGAAGATGATAATTTCGATGATATGGATTTAACTGATAATTACAGTGAAGAAATAGAGGAAGAAATAGAGGAAGAAATAAAAATAGATCTTGATGATGAAGATGAATTGGACATCATAATTGAAATAGATGATGAAGATGATGAAAATTCATCTTCAGATGGTGTTTATCTTTCCAAACATAAAGAAGAGGGTAAACACTCATTAAAATACGATTCTATTTTCAAGGGGAAAAAAGAAGAACCAGTAGATGAAGATGATTTAGATGGGTTTTCTCTTTATTACAAAGATACTATTGAAGTTGATAAATCCTCAAATTATTATTTTGAATCTATTGATAATGAAAATTACATTCGTTCAAAATTAGTTAAGGATAAAGTTTATAAGGTTTTAGAAAATAACACTAATTTAAGTTTTTTAAATAGTAGAAGAAAACCATCTAGAATAGATTTTAATAATTATTTCAATTTACTAAAAATCCATTTAGTAGATGAAAGTTTTACAAATACAGAATTGTTTTGTGAACTTGCTTATTATTTTTCTGATAATATATTTAATATTTTTAAATTATTAGATAATAAGTGGAGAAATCTTATAATAAATGAGTTACAAAATCATATTGGTAAAAGTGTAAACTCTAAAGAAATTACTAATAGAAATATCTATGAAGGAACTGAAATAGAATTTAATTGGTTTGGTGATAATGGTAGTAATATATTGATAACTGGTGTTGTTACAGAAACAGACTATCAAAATTCATCATTTAAAGTTGATTCATATGAAAATATTTATGATGTTGAATTAAACAAAATAACAAAAATTTTAAATAACACTAAATTTAAATATAATTTAAATAAATTAAACAATATAGATTTCCTATAAAAAATAAAAAGAAAGAAAAATGAATAATAATATTTATGTTTTAAAAAGAGATGGACACAAAGAAGCTCTTAATTATGAAAAGATCAATAAAGTTTTAGCATGGGCAACCGAAGGAATCACTAATGTTTCAGCTTCTGATGTAGCAATGAATGCTAAATTGCAAATTTATGATGGTATAACAACATATGATATACACAGAGTTCTTATCCAAAGTGCTACTGATATGATTACTGTTGAATCTCCAAATTATCAATATGTTGCATCAAAATTATTAAATTATCTTTTAAGAAAAGAAGTTTTTAATACATATCATAATTTCCCAAGATTAAAAGATTTTATAAAAACAAATGTTGATAAAGGTGTTTATGATTCAATTGTTTTATCCTCTTATTCAGAAAAAGAATTGGATAAAGTAGAAGGATTTATTAAACATAAAAGAGATGAAGATTTAACTTATGCTGGTATTCAACAGTTAATGGATAAGTATTTATTACAACATAGAAAAACTGGTGAACATTATGAAACACCACAGTTTATGTATATAATGATATCTTTAACTTTATTCTCTGAATATAAAAATGAGGATAGAATTGAGAAAGTTAAAAGATTTTATGAACTTTTATCATTACAGAAAATTTCATTACCAACTCCTATTTTAGCAGGTGTTAGAACTCCAAACCGTCAATTTTCATCTTGTGTTTTAATTGATGTTGCAGATGATTTAGATTCAATTGGTGCATCTAACCATGCTGTTATGAGATATATTTCTAATCGTGCTGGTATTGGTCTTAATTTTAGATTAAGAGCAATTGGTTCAGAAGTAAATGATGGTGAAAAAGTTCATACTGGTATTATCCCTTTCTTAAAAGTTTTTGAATCAACTGTTAAATCTTGTTCACAAGGTGGTATTAGAGGTGGAGCTGCAACAGGTCATTATCCATTCTGGCATAAAGAAATAATGGAAATTTTAGTTCTTAAAAACAACACAGGTAATGATTTAAATCGTGTTCGTAGAATGGATCATTCAATTCAATTATGTCGATTATTCTATAAGAGATTTGTTTCTAAAGGAAATTTAACATTATTTTCACCTAATGATGTTCCAGATTTATATGAAGCATTTGGCTATGATAATGATTTATTTGAAGAACTTTATGTTAAATATGAAAATGATGAGTCAATTTCTAAATTAACTGTTCCTGCTGTTGAAGTTATGAATTTAATGTTACAAGAAAGATTGGAAACAGGTAGAATTTATATTCAAAATTTGGATAATGCTAATAATCATTCAGCTTTTACTGATAAAATAAATATGAGTAATTTATGTCAAGAA